GTCCTAGCTAACCAGCTAAAGGTAATTGCAATGGAAAAGGCTGATGTATGACTATTGAACAGGGATCGCCAGAATGGTTGGCAATTAGGCTAGGTAAAGTTACCGCTAGTCGTATTACCGATGTCATGGCCAAAGGAAAGTCGGGCGAGGCCGCTACGAGGGAAGATTACCGCACAGAATTGGTAGTCCAAAGGCTCACAAACGAGCCAGGAGAGTCGTTTACCAATGCGGCAATGGAATGGGGTACGCAGACCGAACCAATGGCTAGGATCGCTTATGAAGCGCAGGCCAATGTATTTGTAGAACAGGTTGCGTTTGTAGATCATCCTACGATAGAATGGTTTGGATGTAGCCCTGATGGACTGGTTGGTGAAACTGGTTTGTTGGAGATTAAATGCCCAGCCAGCAAAACGCATATCAAGTATTTATTGAGTGGCAAACCGCCTGCAAAGTATGTGCCGCAGATGCAATGCCAGATGGCAGTAACAGGCCGTGAGTTCTGTGATTTTGTAAGCTACGATCCACGATTACCAGAAGATTTACAGTTGTTTGTAGTGCGCCTTGAGAGAGATGAGGAATACATTAAGGCGATGGAAGCAGAAGTAGAAAAATTCCTCGGTGAAGTGAGTGAGATGTATTCTAAATTAAAGGAAATAAATAATGGCTTATGAACCAAAAGAAGGTAGCGGATCGCTATTTAAGAATGACCGCAAAGAGAAACCGACCCATCCTGATTATGCTGGAACAATCATGGTCAATGGCAAAGAGCATTGGCTAAGTGGCTGGATCAAAGAAGGGAAGAATGGCAAGTTCTTTAGCATTGCGATTGGCAAGGAGAAGGAGCGCAGCAATTTCAAGGCCAAGGGCGATGACGAAATGCCTAAGAAAATCATTGATGATGATTTCGATTCTGTCCCATTCTGAGGAGCTGATATGAAAAAGATAGCTTTAGGATTGGTAACATATATGTTACTAGGAACAGTAGCCTATGCCTGCCAAACTACTACGATTATCGTAAATGGCAAGATGACTACTTGTACGGTCTGCGGCAACATTGTGAGTTGCTTTTAATATGCAACAACAAGTCACCGACCTGGTATTAAAGTTTCTAAGGCAAGGCTTTACGATTGAGCAGATAGAGCAGGTGTTTGTAGTGGAACTAGAAACAATCCGCAAATCAGCGCCAATGCTAAAGGCCCAGAAAGAAGCTGCTTTAGCCCCATAACCCCACTAAGAGATAGGCTTGTATCCTTCACGAGTTTTTGGCTAGTTCACTTCCTATCAAACTAGCATTAGTGTAAAATGGCAAAAGACCTAGGAATTATCAGTTCGCTAGGCCTTTCTAACCAATCTAACTTATCGGAGTTATCATGGCTAACCAAAATTCTACATTGACCAAAGAAATATTGCACGATCTTTTTATTTATAAAGATGGATTGCTGTATAAAAAACCAAAGTCCAATCGTTGCAGATCCGACATTATTGTTGGCAGAGATAATGGCAACGGTTATCGCAGGGTTTCTATTAACTATCAGCCCTACTATATTCATAGGTTAATTTTTGTGATGTTTTATGGGTATTTCCCAAAGCAAATAGATCACATAGATGGAAACAGGTCAAACAACCGCATAGAAAATTTGCGTGAGGCTAATAACGCTCAAAACAATTGGAATAAGACCACCATTAAATCTAACAAATCAGGCAAGAAAAATGTTTACTGGCACTCTGCCGCAAAGAAATGGGCAGTAGAAATTAAAGTAAATTCAGTAAAGAAATATATTGGCATTTTTGATGATTTAGAATTTGCTGATTTAGTAGCGCATGAAGCAAGGAGTAAATACTTTGGTAGCTGGGCTAACCATTCTTAGCCATCTCTATAGCCTCTTTTCTTTCGTTCTCAGTACGCCGTAGCCAGCCAACTCCAAATACAGGAAATAGCTTTAAGCCCTTGTAGTAGTCTGTACGAGCTTCTGAAAACTTATCTATCAATGTTTCTACATTAGCTTCGTTTATCCGAGCCATTGTGCGTGGGCCAATAATGCCGTCTGCCACAACTCCGATTGCGTCTTGCAGTAACTTAACGCTACGACCAGCGCCAGCGTTTACAGCCATAGAAAAAACTAATAAATCTAAGCCTCTTGGCAGCTTCTCGCAATAGCTAGGCCGCCAGTACCGCATTTCGTACATAGGAGCTACGATTGCCGGAGTTAGCTCTCGCATATCCTTTTCTGTAGCAGGATGACCAATCCATTCTTCCCAGACTCGCTTAGTAACGCCAAGGTTGGTGATGCCGCCTGGGTCTTTTGGATGGTTTACGAAACCACCCTCATGCTTTAAAACTAGTTCTAAACAATCTCTAAAGTTCTTTGTCATTTTTTAAGGTTAGCCATAATGCGTGTACCAAACAGAAAGCCGAAAGCAATGTTAGCGGCCTCTATACCAATGCGCTGAATCTCTGGTGCGACTGGTAGGAACAATGTGCCAATGCCTACAAGGATCACAAACAATGCCCCTAGATAGCGACTAGATGCCCTCAGATCGACTACCCATTGGCTAGGTGATCCGTAAGGATTGTCCAATGCGGCAAGAGCCTGCATCTTGTTTATTTCGTTGTTGTCGAGCTTGATCTGCTCATCAACCGAGATAGGCTTTACACCGCCTGAGAATCTGCCGATTAGGTTTTTGATCCCATCTATACCGACTGGGACTAATGCGCCAATGATTGTTTCTAGTATCATTTTTTAAATACCAATTCAGTCATATAGCTGATAAAAGCGCCAGCAACAGAAGCAACCCCCATCAATGCCCACAAAGACCCCTTAGAGCGCTCTGCCATAGCCACTAACTTCTTAATGTCGTTGTCCATAGCATCTACTTTACGCTCTAAGTTTTCAACGGAATTAACTAATTTTCCATATTCTATAGGATCAATGTCGGCCATAATTTACTCTTTCGGTTTCTCTAATGAATCTTTAAGCAGCTTTAGAAACGCATCTTTACCTACTTGTAACTGTTGCGCTTGAAACTGCGTAGATGCCAGCTTACGGTCTAAATCAAGGCAATGGTTAGTAAGTGCAATTTGCTCGTCTGTAAAGTCGTTTGTATCGTACTCAATGCCATCAATCGTAATGGGTTTCGCTTGTTTTTCGCCCATGTCGTTCTCCTAGTTGTGGTTAAAAATTTACCAAGGTAATCCAGACTGCTGTACTGGATTCTTTTGTGCAGTAATCTGTGCGGCCAATGCTTCTTCTACAGTTGATTGACCAAGTGAGTCTTTTACCCAGCCAACAACAATCTCAGGAGTCAAGTTGTCAAAAGCAACAATGCTACCTTCGCCCTGTGTATAGCCTACTGTGCCGTAGGTCGATGCAGAGTAATCACCATCAACAGCGTTTACTGTGTAATGTACTGTGACTACAAAGCCATCAGAAGTAAGTCTATCCATCTGTACTACATTCCATGTAAATTCCATTTTATTTTCCTTCTAACGCATTTAAGCGAGTTGTTAAGTTATTGATAAGGGCTTGTTGTTCTTGTATTGCAGCCGTCAATGTAGCTACTAAGAATGAAGTGTCAATGCCTTGCGGTTTAATTGAACCATCTTCATTTACTGCATCTTTTTCACCAGTTACGCAATCAGGCACAACCTCTTGTAATTCATGGGCAATAAAACCTTGTGATGCTTCGCCTGTTGATTTCCAAACATAAGTGCATGGCTTTAACAAAGCAACTTTATCTAAAGCACCTGTCATTGGTGCAATATTTTCTTTTAAACGATAGTCTGAAGAAGTGTCGTAAGATGTTGTTGTTCCTGTACTATTAATGCTTCCTGTGTTAGTTGTTGTATAGTAAAAACTTACATAAGTTGCATTAGAAGGTGCTGAACTTGAAGTGTTTTTAATTGCTAAACCCCAAGAACCGCCTCTGTCAAACGAAATGCCAACCTTTTCAGCACCAGTTTGTGATGTTTGATTTACAAACACATTACCACTAGAGTCAATACGCATCCGTTCTGTGCCACTACCACTAAAAATATGGCTAAGTGCATCGTATTCTTGCCGTATGTAAGCTGACGTACTTCTGTTATAGGCAAGGAAAGCACCATAGTTAGAACCATCGCCATATATTTCTACACCAGCACCACTAGAAGGAACAGTTCTGCCTGTAAAGAATCCACTTCCAACAACATGAAGTTTGCTATATGGACTACTTGTACCAATACCTACATTACCTGATGAATCAATCCTCATACTTTCAACACCACCTTCTGTAAAGGCAATAGTGTCGGCTGCTGGGAAGAAGATACCTGTGTTGGTATCGCCTGTAGTAGTAATAGCTGGGGCTGATACTGTGCCAGCAGAGAATGTAGCTACACCTGTTGCGCCTAGCGTAGTAAATGCACCTGTATTAGCTGTAGATGCACCAATAGGCGTATTGTTGATTGAGCCACCAGTAATGACTGGGTTTGTAAGGGTATTCCCTGATAACTCTACACCAGTAATAGAACCGCCTGTAATGACAGGAGCAGTCATGGTATATGTGCCGCCCCTAATGCCATCGCCTACATCACGAATCTGCGCCATCATATCACGCATAGTATCGTTTACACCTGATGGCAACATTCCTTCTGGAGCGCCATCAGGAGGAGCAGCATTATTATTAGCTGGAGTAAGGGAGTATTTTGTATATGCCATGATTTTCCTTGATTATAGCTATTTGTTTGATTATTGTGGCTGTTCGTCTGCTTCTACAGCCTTAATAACTTGCTGCAATTCCGTAAATGCTAGTCCTACTTTTTTCTGATTTTTTCCTGCTTTTGCAATCTTTTCTAAAGCCATAACACCGTCTGGGCTGGTTATTGCTTTAGCTATATTTTGATAGTCACGAGCAAAGAAAATAGATTGATACATATTGCCGATGGCTGATAAAGGCTGTTTAAGCGTCTGACCTACTGCGCCTACGCTTGCTTCTGCCAGCATACCTTTTTCTGCGGTAGGTGAGCCAGCAGGAAGTCTGCGGCCTTGGGCTTCCAATATACGCATCATATTGTTTAAGCCTTTAGCTGCTTGCTTGCCATTTTCGCCATAAATCTCTACAAACGCAGCCTCTAGGTTAGCTCGTTGAGTTGTGTTTTTAGCGATTGTGTCTACAAAGCGTGGGCCAACTGTTCCGGCTTGCGTAGTAGCTGCTCGTTGAACATTCTCTAAAGACGAGCGCATATATTGGTTTAAGAACTCTTTTGGCAATGCTGGGTCTGTCTTGGCTAATGCTCGTACTGCCTTTGTAACCTTATCAGGCGTTAAGTTAATCTCTGCTGCCTTAGTAGCAAACAACTCGCCAAACTGCTTAGGCACTTCTGATGTTGCTGCAATATTAGGAATGGGCGTTTCTGTTAATGGGCCAACAATACGCTGTCTAGCCTTTTGATAGTCTTCTCTAGCTGCGGCATAAGCTGGCACTTGTTCGTCTGCTTTTTTGAGCAGGTTTGATCTAGCCGCCTCGTATGCCTTCATTTCGCCAGTAACTTTACCTTGCGCTGCAACAGCAAGATTATCGTACTTATCGGCTAAATATTGGCGCATAGACTCAATGCGAGCAATAGAGTTATCAGGAAAGCCTTTTAGCAGGTCTTGATAAGCAGGTATGTTATCTACCGCTTTGCCTGCCTCTGCAATAACAGCGCTTTCACGCTCCAAGTTAGTCATCCATGACATAGGAATTTTCTTAGACTTTACTGCCTCAAACGCTGGGCCAGCCTCTTTAACTAATTGCTGATTTAATGCTCGAACCTCTGCTTGTGCAGCCTGTTGCATTTGTGTGCCAAGTTGCTCTCTAGTAGTCTGTGGGAACTGCTCTTGTAGCGTTCTTTGTGTAATAGCGCCACGCTCTGCCATAAACTCAGCCATTTGTGGGGCTGATGCAGGGACTCCCTCTACTTGGCGCTGTAATGCTGGCAATGTTGTTCTACCGCCTGCGGCTTGTTGCATAGCCTCAAACGAGGTTACAGGCATACCTGCTCTAAAAGACTGCTGTTGCAGTTGTGATGCTTCTTGGATTTGTGCTGGTGTCATGCGCTGTGTAGATTCGCTGTACATACGCTGTAAAGGCGATTGGAGAGCGCTAGGTGCAGATACTAATGGTGCGGCAATACCACCAACTGCACGAGCATACGGCTCTAAAGGCGTTCCTTGAAATGGAATGGCGAGGGCTTCTTCACCGCCAGCAGATAGCAAAGATGGAATCATTGCGCCTGGAACTGGGGCTGATGCAATATTTCGTACAGCCGTTTGAGCAAGCCTTCCTGCGCCTGATTCTGCCCGTTGCAATGGAATGTACTCGCCAACTGCTCTAGTAATATCTGCTGGGGTAGGCGCTGAAACTGTTGGTCTACCAGCAGCAACCTGCTCAGGCGTATAACCTAATCCACGACCAATTAGCTCTGCGCCAGACTGTATGCCTTCCATGACCATGCCTGGCAATCCTAAAAGTGCAGATGCGCCTTGCACAATAGGAAGGTTAATTTTTGCCATTGTAGTATCAACAACGCCACGATCTGCAAACGGTTTTACGCTTGTATCACGCTTTAGTCCTTCGGCAGCCAATCTTTTATCAATGTCGGCTAACGATGTATTGATAGCAAAATCAGCCTCAGTACCATCCGTTAGTTTTACTACTTTCCGTTCAGCCATGTCTATTCCTATTAGAAAGTTCTGCGTAAAGGTTTAGCTGTACTAGGCTTACCAGCGCCAGATGCTTTTGCTACTTCCTCAATTTTCTTTTGGTCAATTACTGGGCCAAGTGAGTTGTCGTATTCAGCAATTGCAACATCAGAATATTTGCCAGCTTTATACAGCTCACGGGCTTTATCAGACAATAAAGCATTTCGTTTTGCAAACGCTTCTGCGCCAATTACCATTAACTCTCGACCTTGTTCGCTGTTTGATAACGATGGGAAAGCACTTAAATAGGCTTTAAATTCAATATCTGATGTAGAGCCTGATCCTGGCTGTCTTACACCAACCGCACCACGCACAGCAAGGGAGTTTGCCAAATCATTTGCTGTAACTTGCTCATTTGAAAAACCTAAGTTTTTAGCTAGTTCTGTACCAATTTTAACTACTTCACCACCGCTTTTACCTTTTAACAAAAGATTTACAGCTCCTGCATTTTGAGCAAAAGTTCTTGCTGAGGATGCGGCAGATGAAAATTCGCCTACTCGATCTTTATCTATTTCATTTAAACCTTTTTCGGTTAAATTCACTACATTTGTCGTAGATGGAGTAGATAATTGTTTGAACTGTTTAAAAGCAGCCTGTTCTTCTGGCGTCATTTTTTGGAAAGCCTCAAAAACCTTTAATCCTTCTGGGCGAGCGTCTGTTTTAACCATTAACTTAGCGGCTTCTACAGGATCAACAATGGAGATAGCCTGCACTAATTTATTAAAGTCTACTGTTTTTTCTGTTGGCAAATTGGCTCTTAATGCGCCTACTGTTTCTGCGGCAGCCATATCTCCACCAAACTCAGGGCGAGAAAGCAAGTCTAACTGCGATCCTGCGCCAGTAGCCATAGGAATGTTTTGTGGCTGCATTGTTGTTGCGCCAGCCATAGCTCGTTCAAAAGCAGCTCGTTGCTCTTGCTTGCGCTTATTTTCGCCTAACTGTTGCGCTGCTAACATCTGTTTTAGTGTTGTGTCAAACGATGACTGATAGCCGCCATAGCCTGCGCCTAGCGCTCCAGCCAAAGCCTGCCCTGTGCTAACTGGTCTAGCTTGTGGGCCTGATGCTCCTAACAAAGCGATTAACGCACCAATTCCACCTTGAGCCAGCGCATTACTACGCATTTGCTCGGTTTGTTGCGGAGTAAGCGCATTAGAGTAATCAGGCGCAGCGCCAAATAATGCTGATAGATCAAGTGCCATATCTTATCCTAATAATGAGTTTGGATTTCGTGTTGCCATTCTTGGGGCTAATAAATTGTATAAACCA